ACAGATTTTGTTTGTAGGCATGTTCTTTTCTACTTGCATCATCATTTTGATTTCATCCTGTCTAGTGTGGTAGATGTCCTCATGTGATCTACACTGGGGACTAGCCCACAAAAATCCATACTCTTTTGATGCAAAATCAAAACGTATGCCTGCTGCAGTACCACGTTTGTTGTAGATTCTATGTGCCCACTGTGATTTGACTGCATTGACAAATGTTTGACCATCATACCAGAAATGTCTCTGCAGAATGGTGTCTACATAGACCATGAATCTAGGTGGGTGTATCAAGTATTCACTGTATGACATTGACCCCACTTGATAGAGTTCTGCAAAGAATGTACGATACCTACCCCCATTTGCAGCAGACTTGACTTCTATTGTAAACTCATCAAAAAAACATCCAGTGACTGCATACCCTCTGATGTCATATGGGGCATCTGGTTTGATGTCTCTGGTCAGTAGAATCTGACTGCAATCTAGATACCCAGTCAGTGAACTGTATGTATCTAGATGCCAGATTGCACATTCTTGGACTGCCATTTCTGACAGTATGCCCCTGCACTTCAGTTTGTTGAACTCCTTTTTATCTATGGGTATCATTTGGTGTATGTCCGTTTGTTAGGGTCAAAACGTAGTGTGCCCCCATCATACAGTGTGTAGAGTTCATTCTGTAGTTTATTTGGCAGAGTGTCCACAGATACCCAGTCATGACCCACCTGTCTCATTTGCACAGGTTTGCCTGTTGATTCATCAAAACGTAGTTCTATGTCTACCTGTTTGTCACCTATCATGACTGTAGATGGTATCACTACACCATCATCAACACGGTCTGGGGCTATGTACCATCTACCTCTGACACCATTGTATCTACACTGTTTACCATCGTTCATCATGGTGACCCCTAAACCTTTCAGTGCACCACTATACCACCTTAAATATGATTTGGGTCTGACAGATTTGTGTCTTTTTACGACAGACCCTGCATCTGTCTCCACCTCCTCAGTGTACACCTCATCTATCATGTCTGACAGTGTGAATACTCTGGTAGGGTTCTGGTCTATCCATTCCTCTAGCATGGTCACATGTACATCTACAGTTTCAAAACGTGTGTTTGATGCATTTGACAGGTTCTGCTCTGCAGCAGTCAACCAAAACTGCATGCCTGATTTGTATAGGTGCACTGCTTCAGCCCATAGTGCATCACGTTCTGCAGACAGTTCTTCTGGGTCATATGAACGTTCACCATCTGTACCACCACCCTCTACGATCCAGAAACGTCTAGACCCTGTGCTGTCCTGCAGTATCTCATCATCATTGACTGTACCAACAATGACAGAATGACGTGGCATCACTACTTCTTTACGTCCGTATTTGGGTCTGTATTGATCCTCCTGAAGGGTCAGAAACCTTTTAACGTCATTGACCTCTGCACGTCCCATACCAGACAGTTCTGCCCACTCATGTATCCATGCTAGTCGCAGTTTTGTCAAACCATCGACAGTAGACACATCTATTTTTGCATCACTGAAAAATGACTGACCTGATGGGCATCTGCCTGCAATGATACGAAAAAACTCTGATTTACCTGCACCCTGCACATCCTTCAGAATCAGCATGGTGTCTACCTTGCAGCCCCAGTCATATGCACGTGCTACTGCAGACACTGCCCATTTTTCTGCATATATTTTGTTCATTTGTGTGTCATTTGCATTCAAGTATTTTGAAAACAGATGCTGCAGACGTGGTGTACCATCCCATTCTAGACTGTCTAGATACTCTACCAGTGTGTCACGTTGGTTTTGATGGCAGTATGATTCTATGGCATCTATCACTGCCATTTTGCCTAGTCTACGTGATGGGTAGAAACGTCTACGTAGTTGTGACTGAATCTGTGTGTAGTGATGGTCACAGAAACGTTCACCATTAAACCATGTGTATCCTGTACGTTTGCACATCCACAAATCAAGGTCTAGAAGCCCTACCATGATGATGATGTTATCAACAGTGTCCAGTGGTGTCCATGACCCACCTCTGTTTGAGTATGACACCTCTATACCACTGTCAGAGATTATGCAGTCATGGTGTGTTCTGTTTCTGCCTGATGTGCATCTGTATCTGCAGATACCTGTCAGTGTGTTTGCACGTCGTGAAATGAATGCACCACCCACAGACTGACCACCCTCTGCTATGCATTGTATGTTGCCTGATTGATTTTTTTGTAGTGTGTCCCAGTTTTCTATGTAGTACATGAATGGTCTGGGTGTACCTGTGGCATCTGTGATCAAGTGTGCACCTGTCACAATGTCACGTCTGTATCTGTCAGGGGCATCTGCAGATTCTGTCTCTGTTGTCTGCTGCGCTGCACCTGTGGTTGTACTGGCAGATGTAGTTGTACTGGCAGATGTGCCTGTGTTGATTGCATATCCTGCATCTATCAGTGCAGATGCCTTAAACACAGACCCAGACCCTGACTGCATCCATTCTGTACCTGCTCTGTCTACTCTGTATGAAGGTTTGAACCAAAATCTGCTAGGGTCTTTTGTTGATTCATCCAGATGGGGCATCATTTGTTCTATTGCATACCAGACCCCACGTCTATCCTGTGTGATGTAGTCAGATGCCTGTACTGGTTCATCAAATGGTACGATGACTCTGAATGCACACAGACCCTTTTTTGCAGGTGATTTGTGGCTGAATGATGAATAGGCTACATGGCAGATACCATCAAAGGCATCTAGTGTTGCAGACATCTGTTCATCTGTCAGACCATCAAAATCAAATACCATAGCATGCACTGTGTCTACTTTTGATTTTGCCCTGTTTCCTGTCAAGTCTGACCATGTGACTGGGGCAAATATGCCTGCATGAAGTTTACCGTGTTCTGTAACCTTGCCTTTTTTCTCTGTCTCTGACAGGTCATCAACCTGCAACATGGTTGAAATAATAGATGCAAGTGCTACAGAACGTACCTGTGAATTTTTTAGATTGTTTGTGGTGTACCATCCATCTGAAGGGGCAGGGTGATGGGTGCATGTGAGTGACCAGTTTTCTGGGTCATAATGTGTGTCAGATAGACACGAACGTGATATACTGTATTCAGTCATAGGGGCTATACCTCTGTTGATTGTTTGTTTATTTGGTTTTGCCTGTGCAGGTTGGTTTGTCGAAACACCTGTGCAGGCATTGTCAGTATATGGGGTTCTGACATTTCTGTCACCAAAAAATCTAGGTGTCACACCACTTTTTGCAGATGGGTGACACAGGTGTCACGGATAGACACCTATTAAGTTTATGTGTGACACCATGTGTGACACTTCATAGACCTGTAAAAATGGATGCTCTGATACACCTGTCATACTGTCACACCAAAACGTAGAAAAAAACATTTTCTTAGAATCCGTGCCAAATGACCTACATCTAGCATATTTGGCACGGGTTCTAGGGTATGTTTAGAATCTGTCAGCATGTGTGACACCTGTGACAGGCTCTGTACATGACCTGTAATGGGTCACATTATGTGATACTATCTAGATGTTGATAAAACACGTCACAGGGGCATACAGAGGTCAGATATGAGTACATCAGAGCAGGGCATAGTCAGACTGGTTAAAATGTTGCTACGTGGCATCAGAACAGAACACCCTATAGACCCAGAACAGGCTGCAGAGCACTTTGAACATGCTCTAGATGCTCTAGAACTATTGTATGTACATGATGATGGTGCAGGGTACATCATAGATGGTGTAGAGCCTGTCATGTATGCAGAGTTTTCTGATGATGGTGTGTCATTTGATGAACACCATGAACATCCAAAAACACTAGATGTGATCCATTGCGCCTTGCAGACCCTGACCCATATGGAACTGCAGACACTGCTGCCTGATGAGGATGACAGCACTGATGACCTAGAATGGGTCTAAAACAAAATAGGGGTATCAGTCAGACCGATACCCCAGTGTGGTGCAGATATAACCTACTGTATTAGGTCATCTAGTAGTCCACTCTGCAGAATCTGTCTACCTACCCATTCAGATGCCTGTGGTGTGATTGCATTGCCCAGTGCCTTCAGTCGTTTGTTGTGTTCTCTGATCGTGGTTTTGTCCAGTCCATTGGGAAACCCATCATTGCCTCTACAAATGATGGGTTCAATCGTGCGCCACGTTTTATTGCATCTGCCTCTGTTATGTTCAGTTTTTCGCAAATTACTATCGGTAACATTGCACCGTTGTTGTGTATTTTGCGTCTGCGCCATGCTGCAGGGTGATGTGGTTGCATCGCTGGCAGTTTTGCTGTGGGTGTGGGTAGTGTTACATATTTCAATACTGCTGCTGGTAGGCTCAGACCATATCCTCTGTCCTTTGATTTCAAATCTGCGGGTGATATTTTTGCCCGTTTCACGTCGCTTGCTGTGGGGGTAGGCAACACAAAACCATCTTTTTCTGATATGGGGTAAACCAAAATCTTTTCCAGTTTGTATAGTACACCATTCTGCATCATACCCTGCTTCGGCAAGGGTTCTAAATACGTCATGTCCCCCCAATCGAAGGATTGCTGCAACGTTCTCAAGGACGATAATTCTGGGTCGTATTTCGCAAATGACCCTAAACATTTCGTAGTAAAGACTAGACTTTTTACCATTGTTAATACCTCTTTTTTTTCCAGCTATTGATATGTCCTGACATGGGAAACCACCACACAGTACATCTACTGATTCTAGATTGTGTGCACCTACTGTACGTATGTCATCATAGATGATTGCATCTGCCCAGTGTTTACGCAGTACAGACTGACAGAACTGATTCTGTTCTACCTGCCAGATGGTCTTGCACTGGGGCAGTGCACGTTCTAACCCCAGTTCAAAACCACCTATACCACTGAAAAGTGAACCCAGTTTGATCATCTGTCACCTCTGAACAGTAGAGACATGTGACCTAGCATATCCTTTTGTGACATCTGCTCTAGTTCTGCAAACATTGCTGCAATCTGATTGTAGATGTACAGGTCACCACACTGACGTGTACCCTTGACCCAGTTGTGTACAGTCTGACGTGTGACACCTAGACGTTCTGCCAGTCCTGCAATGGTCATTTGATGCAATCTACACATGACACGTAACCATGCACCAAATGTCAGAGTAGACATCATGTCATAATACATTTGGTGAACTGCAAACTTAGCATTTGATTCTGACAAATGTTTGACCATCATACCAGAACTGTACAGGACTGCAACCCATATGAAATCATTTTCAGATTCACACCATTGCACCTTGACCTGTCCAATATTTAGACCACCATTATGAATCTGAAAGGTCTTTTTTTTGTGTTCACGTGCTGCAGTTCTGCCCCAGTTTCTAATGTAGTCTCTAGTTGATTTTGATTCTGTCATTTTCTTTTGTCCTCTGTCATTGTTGGTTTGATGATGATTGCATGATGAATACCCCAGTGCATTGCAGCAGGGTACTGTTTGTTGATTTTGTTGACGATATTTAGTAACTGATAGTAGGTGGGTGGTTTTTTGCACTTCAGAATGTCGTCAATGTTCTGCAGACTGATCAGTGTGACCCTGTGCAGGTCTACATCAGACCACCCCAGTTCATTCATGTACTTCTGAATCTGTTGCACCATCTGCTTCTGTTGTATGTACTGTTCTGGTGTCATTGTGCACCCCTATTTACTACCTGTTCTATAAATGTCTGTGCACGGTCTAGTGCTGCCTCTACTGAATCAAAATACACACGTTGAATAGGCTCTACAGTTTCTGTTTCTGTGATTATATTTAGACTGTATGTCAGTTTTGGTATGGTATGTTTGTAGACTCTACCATAGATGTAATCTGGTACATCATGATGATTTCTACTGTCTAGTCTCATTTGTATTTGCCATTCTTGCTGATTGCTGGCATTATACACCCACACACTTTTGTCTGGTGTACATATTTGTGACCATCGTACACCATATGACCCATCTACTATTTCATATGTCATTGTGCACCCCCATTCACCCATACTGCTACGTCCACCAGTATACGCATAAAAGGCATGTACAGGGCTGCAAGCCCCACACACACCATGAAGATACCAAAGTTTTCACCTGCAGCCTTTGCTTGTTGTTTTGTCATTGTTGACCTCTGTTTGGTTATTTGGTTTTAGATAGTTCGTCTATCTGGTATAAAGTTAACGGATGTATGCAGATATGTCAAACACTGTTTACACTGTGAACTGTTTTAATGTACAAAATATGCAGATTTTACCTATCTATGATGCCGATAGTACCGGTACGTGTTTTATTTTGGACATTTTACACATATATATGGTGCAGATGTCTGCAGACGTGGTGCAAAATCTGATACTATGGGTCAGATAGAGGTATGACATGGATTTACAGAACCCCAGAACCATTCATTTTGTTGATTTGGAGACTACACACCTAGACCCTGTTCATGGTGAAATCATAGACATATGTATCTTGACTTCAAAGGACTGGGGCAAAACACTTGACAACATCTACTGCACCAAAATCAAACCAGTACACATAGAGACTGCAGACCCTGCATCACTGAATGTGAATGGGTACAATGAATCTGACTGGGCAGATGCACCTGTGTGGGCAGATGTCGTTGCAGAGGTATCACAGATACTGTCAGATGGTATTATCTGTGCACATAATGTACTGTTCGAAATGAAGTGGTTAACCCATCACTGCTACAGAATCACACACAGACATATGTGTACACAAACACTAGCATACACATTTCTGCCCCTACGCAGTCCATCCCTATCTGCTATCAGAGACTACTACAAATGGTCACATGATGATGCACACACAGCCTATGCAGATGCATATGACTGCTACCTGTTTTTTGTCACTTGTATCACTGACCCACTGCCTAATGTAGGGGTACTATGATGACCAAAAAACAGACAGTTTTTTCTATTGTACTGAACAGGGGTATAGAACGTCCGGACAAAAAAAGTCCGAAATCGTCCTAGAAACTTTTTTATACTAGTATACCTCTAACAGTTTAAAATCTGTCAGAATCCATTCTAGAGCCTGTCAGAGGTATGTTTTTTATGTCACTGGATGTAAAACATGTTTGACAAAATAGTTAGAATACCAGTACATAAAACAGGTATAAAATAGACCATTTTGCAGTGTTTTGGTCAGTGCTCTGTTCAGTACATTTTTTTGCTTGCTTTTATCGCTTGCATTTGTTTCTGTGCTGCCCTTTTTCGTCTGTGCACCTTCTTTGAACCTGCATGTGATTTGTACCCACCTTTGACCTTTACTACTGGCATTACGCACCCCTCTGGAAACTTGCTTTAATTTCGTCAACCACCTTGCATATGATGTCTAGTTTCTGTTCTAACAGGCTGACCTTTTTGTCTAGGTCGTTTATCTCTTTGACCAGTGTTTGACGCATCACATCTTCTTTGTCTTGCATATCTGATATGACCTTGTCATACCTTGCACGGACATCAACCATCTGTGCCTCATACCGTTTTTCACGTGCATCTGATCTTTTCTGCTGCTCTTTATACTGCCACAGTAGAAACATGGCAAAACCTACATTAGGTGCACCATTCATCAAAAATGTCAGTATCTCCTGTTCTGGCATCACAGACCCCTACAGATTTTTCAGTATGGGTTCTAGTTTTGCAGGTAGGTCTAGGATGTGTTCTATGATGATTTCTTGACGTTCATCACGGGTCACCTTTGCACCTCCATCAGAGTCCTCTGATTTTGCTGCTTGTATATCGTCTACGATCTCTACCACTATTGGGTAGAGTTGTTTCAGAATCTGTGATACCATTTTGATTTTTTTCCAATCTAGTTGCATGATTTACCTCTGTTAACTGTTTTCAAGGTGATACTGAATACCCTCTGCCAGTGCTACACCCACACGTTTGATACCCTCTGGTGTGGTCAGTGCTGCATGGTCAGGGCAGTCTATAAATAGTGGTTCAAAACATACTGCAATAGGTTTACCCACGTTGCAGATTGTACTGTATGCATTTTTTGTCCAGTCATCAGGGGCAGATGGTATGGTCTTTGCATCTGCTAGTTCTGGGCATGCGTTCAATAGTCGTAGGTTTATGGCATGCGCTAGACCTGCCCCAGATGTAGACCTGTGGTCATAGAATGATGCCCCATATGACCCACCACCTGCATTCACGTGGCAAGCGATGTAGACACATTTACCATTTACATTTGCACAATAGTCATTTACACGTCTGTGTCTATCTGTATACCATCCATCTGTCAATACACAGACATCAAACCCCTGCATACGTAGATGGTTCTCTGCATGAAATATGTACTGGGATGTCAAATAGGTTTCTGTCACCTCTGCATTTGCAGCCCCTTCATCATTCCACCTATTGGGTTTGCCCAGATGCTGTCTGTCTAGAAAAATCATCATGATACACCTACTATACCACCTGTGCACTGTGTGTCACGGTCTGTGACGTGTCCTGTCATCATTCAAATAATAGGGTGAACGTCCACCTGTTACCTTTCCACACCTTTGCAGATACTATCATACGTCTGTTCAGTACAAAATACCGTTCTATGGTCACATCTATCAAGTCACCCACTCTGAGGTATCCCAGTTCTGCAGCAGCATCTACATCAACAGTATAGACTGGTAGACAGTTTGATCTGACTGTCTCCATAGCAACCTTGACTGCAGTGTCTCTGTCATAGATGTAGTCTGCCTCTATGGTTGCAGGTTTGTGCCCGTACAGATTCACACTCTTTTTTGAAAAGTTTGTGGGTAGGTCGTATGACTCTAGTGGTACATCTGTGATTCTGACCATGTTTGTGTGTGACTGGTCGTGACCCCGTTTTGCATATCGTAGGGTCACCACATTTACAAGGTCTGTTGTGTCTCTGAATGACGTTATAGGACTGGTCTGGATACATTCTTTATCATCCCCCACACTGATAGATGTAACTGATGACAGATGTGTCAGTGCCCACATCTGATTCAGTATAGGACGTAGACCACGTGCACCGACTTGCACGGATATGGGCAGATGGGGCAGAATGTTTGCCTGTAACCACTCAAATGCAGACACATCTGGGTCTGTGATGTACCCTGCAAAACTGTACTGATTTAGAATCACTGACAGGTTTGCCCATGCAGCATCATCAAAACGTGTACCAGACCTAGTCAGTGCCCATCTGCAGATGTCCCCACCCCGTGACAGATCACCATCACCATACTGGTTTGATAGACCACCACCTGTCATATAGAACCACCACTGCCTACTGTCACCTGCACCTGCATGATTTGGCATAGCAACACCATCTGCTGCAGTCAGTTCTATGTATGAATAGATGTTACCTCTACCATCATTTGCAAACTGTACTGCCTTTGTAGCAGATTCATAATTATCATCCTGTATCACTGCCTGTGTAGCATCTACTGCATGACCTGCAATCATAAAATGTGCACTACCACTAGAAAACACTTTTGTGCAGTAGGCAGGTAGAGCATAGATATTTTTCTCTGTACCCTCTGTCTGTCTGACCTTGTACCCTGCTGACCCCAGAACTATGGGGTATGGTTTACCATCTGCTGTATCTATGTGTCTGTTGCTGAATCTATCGTCTATGTACTTGTTTGAATCCATCAGTAGATTTGATGCATCATAGGGTGGTGACTCTATACTGAATGACACAAAATCATCAAGGTCATCAGGGTCACCTATCTGTGGTGACTGTATCAAACCTCTGTACAGTATCACCCTCTGACTGTATGTCTGTTGCACCTGTTCATTCTTTGTGAGAACATAGAAAAACTCTGCATCTGTACCTTCTAGACTGATACCACGTGCCCACTGTTCTAGTACATTCACGTCCTGCAGCACTAGACCCATCATCACTATGTTGTCCTCTACATCTGGGGCTAGGATGGGTGCAGATTCTGTGTAGTCAAAATCTCTGATGGTAGGTAGGTATTCATAGACATCACCATCCTCTGCAGTCAGGGTGATGTACTCTGTACTGTACCTGTGTGTTTTGCCTGCAAAATCAAACTGCACACAGAATACAGGTCTAGCACCCATCAGTTCATGACGTGTATATACATCTGACATCTATCTGACCTCACGTAGTAGCACTGTAGACACTCTGAATACTTCACCAGTATTGTTTGTCTGCAGTTCATCACCTATGACATGTTCTATCTGTACATCTGTACCCAGTGTGCACAGCATGTGTTCATGGTATCTATTCAGTGTGATGTGTGTACTGGGTAGTTTTGGCAGTGAAGGTAGATACACCACTGCATCACGTGACCCATCTACATACTGCACCAGACCCATCATATTCATAGGGGCATCACCACGTGCTGCAATGGGGTCACCTGCAAACAGATTATAGTAGTCTGGGTCTGCAGGGTCTGCAAACAATGATGACGTATCTACCCCATCTGTCCACGCTACTCTGATGACTCTACCACCTGCGCCCTGTCTCTGACTGTACAGTGTCCCAGATGGCATTTCTGATTCAATCACATTTGATTCAAATGAAATAGTACGACCACGACCATACTGGGGTGACGTGATGACCACAGAACCCAGTACCATCGTACCTATTTCAAAACGTCCCTGTGCAGTTTTCTGGGACGTGATGACTATTCTGACACCTGTGTATTCACTAGCATTCAGAATCACACTGCAGGCAGATGGTATCAAATATGCAGTGCCTGATGTAGGGTCTGTCTGTTTGACACCTGCTAGTGATAGATATGCACGTTTTGATGATGTTGCTGCCAGTACACCAGACCCATTTGATTCTACTACACGTTGCACTACGTTGCCTGCACCATCATCAATCAACACTGACCACTGTGCACATTCATTCAGATGTAGATACACACCAGACCCTGCTGTACTGGTCAAGGCTGCACCCACTCTACTGAAGGCAAAACCAGATGCACCATTCACTGTATTGTTGACTGTTGCAACACTTGACCATGTTGTACCATTGTGTGTCTGTACTACAAACTGTTTGAAGTTGATACCACTCAAATGCAGACCTGTTGCCTCTGACTGGGTATGGGTGACTGCAGTACCCTGTAAACTGGTATTCATCATGAATGCAATGGTTTGTGCAGGCACTAGGTCTACATCTGCATTTGCTACTGTGTCTGTCATCCACCCTACATCTGGTGATGGTGATACTGTGTGCAGAACACGTTGCACTGGTGAACCATACTGGGGTGTGATGGTATATGTATCACCCTCACGTGCTGCACCATCTAGTGTAGACAGTTCCAGACCATCCTTCACTGTGGTGAAAAATCCCCTACCTGCATACTGACGTGCATTTGTGTCCCCACGTTTCCATTCTATACCGTTTGCAGCCCCTACACCATATGAAAAGAAATGATAGTCACATGATAAACTACCTGTGAATACACCAGTGAACCTACTACCCCATTCTATTTTTTGAGTAGTGTTAGAATCTGTTGTTAGTGTTCCTGTCAGTTCTACATACTGCAGTGGTGAACCTGCTGCAGCATAGTTGACAAACACATCCCCAGTTTTGTTATCTAGATACAATAGAATCTGCACACCATCTGTCAGTGTCAAACCTGTTGCAGATGCAAGGGCAGAACCATACCCTGCATGCACGTCATAAACATAGATAGCATTATTTGTTACTAAAACCTGCAAATAGTAGGTATCGGTGTTTGTCTGTGTCTGAATCTGTACACCAAATATAGCACCATTCAATGCTGACCCACCTGTGACATTTGACAGTTTTGTGTGAATCAGTGCACCATTTGTTTTGTCTGTGATGGTCTGTACATAGTTTACAGTTTCTCCTGCAGCACATGTCAGTGTGATATGGTCACCACCTAGTGCCTCTACAGGTGCACCTGATATTGTACGTGTCCACACACCACCCTGTGCAGGTAGATCTGCTGCAACCCAGTCACTACGGTTATAGCCCCATTCATAGTCATCAGGGTATGCACCTAGACGTGGGTACTGCTGAGTAGACCACACACCTAGACTGACCATCAGTAGACTGTCTGCTAGATTGTTTGTGCCCTGATTATTCCAGTTACAAAATAATAACTGTTCACCCTGACCTGCACATGTCTGCAGATTGATGATGCCTGCACCTGTTACGGTCACTACGTTGTTATAGACAGTAGATGCACCAAATGATGCAGCCCCGCCAAAGTATTCCCACTTTGATGCATAGTCCTCTACACCGATACCTGCTAGGTCACTATATGCACCATGCACCTGTGAGCCTGCAAATGTTGCATGGTATGCTGCTGCATAAAAATACAACCTACCATCTGTGTCCTTTGACATGGTGATGTCACCATCTATCAGACGATTACTAGACCCTACTGCAAGTGATGCAGTGAAGGTACTGGCAGAGATTATGCCCAGTAGATTAAAAACACTGTCAAATGCTGATGATATACGGGTAAAACTGACACTATCTGTACTGGATATGTACCCTATGATGAACACACCATTATGTTCTACCACCTGTGGTAGATAGAAGTGTGACCCATCAGATGCTTCAGCCTGATCAACATAGTCAAACGTCATACCACTGTTTGATGATGCATACTGGGTGATTCTACTGCCAAAACTGACAGATGTGTCATGTAGATACAGACCTGCAATCAACAGTACCTGATGTGTAGATGCAGCTAGTGCAAGTGGTTGCAAATCAAAACCAGATGCCCCTGCACCTGTTGTACCATCTACATCTATGTCTTCTGGTAGTGCCTTGCTAGACACCAGTTCAAAGGTCTGCCCATCGTCTACTGACCTGTGTATGTGAATGTTTGCTACACTTTTGACAGGGTCAATCACCCACACTGCACACAGTACAGACCCATCTGACAGTTCACAGATTGTAGGGAAACGTTTGTTACCTACTAGACTACTGTTGTCCTGTTCATCTATGGTGACACTACTGTACGTGCCTGTGGTGCTGATTCTACCCACACGTGACTGATTCAGTGTCACTGTCACATATTCGTTTGCTATGAGTACAGTACCTGTAGACAGTCTGAGTGCTTTACGTGGTGTGTATGATGTATTCAATGACTGTGACTGCAACATCTGCACATCTGTTATTTTGTTTGGAGGCTCTGCACCATAGTGTGCTGCATCACCCTCATATTTCCAAACGTGCCCTGCATTATCTGTGACATGCCCTGCCCTTTTTGTGACCACCTCTATAGTTTGGGTCTGTGTACCCTTTGTGACTATCTGCAAATCTGGGTCACTGGTTGACGTGGGTATCCCTGCAAATTCACCATTCTGTGTCAGACTTGATTCTGATGACCACCAGTGGTCACTGGTGAACTTGAATGGTGCAATGAAACCACGTAGGTGTGATGGTGTTATATCTGCCATGTTAGTATGCCCCTGACCCTATTCTACGTGGGGTCATTCGTGCTACTGCACGTGTGTATCTATCAAAATGTTTGAACGGTTGAATGATGATGGGTGCACCCATCTGCCCAGTCTGATTCTGCAAACGTCTGACACCCTCTGCACCACCTAGTGATGATACTGTAGACCTGTCTAGGACTGCCTCACCACTTAATAGATTTGCCTGTACTACATCAGGTGCACTACTGGATGAACCAACCATGCCACCTACATCAAACTTTGGTGGTGACTGTGCCATGACTGCAGCAGTCTGTAGACCTGATGCTGCTAGAACTGCTGCTATCGTTGCACCACGTGCCACAGGTGGCAGTGCAAGTGCCTGCGCTACTGCCTTTGCAGTGCTGAATGCAATGTCTGCTATAGCTGCAGTCTGATTCAGTTTGAACTCCTTCAGTTTCAGTTCCTGCACCTGCGCCTGAAAACCTTTTTCTATAGATGCTTTGTGTTCTGCAGCCTGTTGTGCAGTGATCACACCATCTTTGACCATTTTGTCTATTGCAGCCTGTTCATCATCAGCCCGTGTTCTAAACTGTTCTATCTGTTGTTCATGCGCTACAGACATCAAATCTGACAGTGCAGTGATAACATTCACAAAGTTTGACCCAACGTCTGCTACACGGTTGATTGCATCCTGTTGACTACGTATGATGTCATCCTGTGCATCCTTTTCTGCCTTTGCACGTTTGTCTATGTCCTCTAGTCTTTTCTTTTCTATCTCTGCATTCAGTGCTTCTATTTCTTTTAGTTCCTGCAGCCTGTTCTGTGCCCCTGTTTCTTCTAGGTTCTGCAGTTCATCAGTCAGCAACAGTAGTGCATTCTGTTCATCTACAGAAAGTTCACGTGCCTGTGCAGCATCTATCAGTGCATCTATTTCTGATTGTATACTGTTGATTTGTGAATCAATAGCCTGCCCCAGTTCTTTTATCTGCTGCACCTGTTTTTCATACTCTGGTGTCAGTCTGTCTGTCAGTTGATCTTCTAGTTCTACATTCTGCAGAATGACATCTGATACTGCTTCTGTGGTTTTGTTGATTACTGCCTGTACTTGTTTTGCAGCATCATTCAGGTTGTTCATTTCATCTGCTGCACGTTTTGTTGCATCTGCAGTCTGACCCATTTTTGCAGGGGCTACTGATGCAGCAGACAGACGTTCAAACTTTGCTACCTCATCAGTAGCACGTGTGAATGTACTGCCTAGATTTGTGTAGGCTGCATCCAGTTCACGGGCATTGTCTTGCAGTATGACCTGTGCCCTGTCTACCTCACCTGTCATTGCTAAAAATGCAGCCTGTCCCAATATGAAAATGTTTTCAAATGACTGACCCACTACTGCCATGACATCTTTAGTGATAGACCCTAGAAATATGACTGATTTGGTGGCAAACTCTATACCCATATTTAGACTGTTTTTACCTGCAACAGATTCAAATACTGACTGCATAGTACCCATTGCCACCGTTCCAAACTCTGCCATTTTTCTCTGGAATGTTGCCATAGATGCCACAGCATCCTGTTCTACACTGACACCAAACTGTGTAGCCAGTTCTGTCATAGACTCTAGATTTTCAAGTGCACCAGACTGAATCAGGGATGCACCACCAGACCTACCAAACAGTATCATAGCCTTTGCATTTCGTTCTGTGGTGTTTTCAAGTTGCCCCAGTGACTTCACTGCCTCATTGAATACCGTGTCTGCATCACGTAGGTTACCATCTGCATCTGCAACATCTACACCTAATGATTTGAATGCATCTGCAGTCAGTTTACTACCCATATTTGCAGAGTCCATAGCACTCTGAAACTTAATCAGACCACCCTCTAGATTTCCAAATGCTAGCCCAGAACCCTCTGCTGCTAGTCGTAGACCTGCAAGTGTGTCTACTGCTATCCCAGATTTTGCTGAAGCATCTACCAGTTCATTTGTCAGGTCTGCCATTTTCTGACCAAATGCTACTGCTGCTGCACCTGTTGCTGCTACTGCTGCACCCACTGCTGCAAATGATTTGCCCAGTTTCTTCATTTTTGCACTGATAGACCTACTGGTCTTTTCAGCAGATTTATCCATTTTATCGAAGTTTTTACCCAGTTCCTTCGCAGCCTTTGATGCCTGTGCATCTGTGATATTGGGTATCTTTTTTAGATTATTTTCTAGGTTCTGTGTGGATGCCGTGAATGCTATATTCACAGATTTGTTAACGTCTGCCATGTGTCACCTCTGATACACTACACCATATCACAATGCAGACTATACAGGTGAACAGACACCATGAATACAGACGTGCATTCAAATGTCTGACAACCTCTGTCATTTTGATGCCTTGATACGTTTGACTGTGGCATCTGCAATCTGTTGCAGCACCTTCTGTACACTTTTCTGTGCAGGTGACCATAGAACTACATCTGCAAGCCGTTTGCCCTGTCTGATGTTTGTACTAGATTCCCTACCTACTCTGATTGCATAGGCATATGGTGCAGTGTTCTCTACAAATGCTTCTATGGTGTGAGGTGGTATGATTCTGATACCAGTTTTGTGCATGAACCTTGACCCCTGTGATTCACCATATTTAGGCTGACGTGTTAACCACTGTTTTTCACTGTCCTGTGCTAGTTTCTTTGTGGTGTCCTCTAGAACCTTTACTACAATAGAATCTGCAGACCTGATGATGTCTAGGTACATGTCACGGTCTTTACCTTTGATTTCTATTGACCCTTTGCCTTTACCGTATCGCAGTGTCGTCATTTGCTTGTTTCCATTTTTTGATTCTGTCTAGTTTTGCCTGTGTATTCTTTGTGTCTGCATCCTTCTTTGATTCATGGCACATCATGTAGTCTACATACAAACGTGCCTGCAAATCAGAACCCAGATTTGAATACCAGTCTGGGTCACGTCCCCAGAACCTAGAAATAGCAAATGCATGCCTCTCTACATGTCCTGCTCTGGTGGTTCTATAAAAACTTCAGTTTCTGCAACCTCTACTGATGATGGTAGTGCCTGTGCCATGAGTGATATACACTGCATACCAGATTCTAGAATCTGACCTACTGGTACATCTGCACCTAGTAAAACATCTAGACATTTTGACCCATAGTCTACTGTGTTTGTCACGTGTCTCTGTTTGGGCAAACGATGGTCAGATGCACAGAGACAAATGGCAATGGCACACAGTCTACCAGTCACTGACCTGTTCTGGTCATCAGACCACTGTGATATGATGTCAAAACAGGTAGACAGTGATGGTATGGTGCATTCAAGGTCACCAAATGTATTTAATGTTATTTTCATGTTGACCCCCTTCAGTCAATGAAATGTTATGCAATGTTAGGTTTGTGCATATGCTACACCATCGTAGCATTCACCACTGATTTCAATAGTGTTACCATCTGCAGATTCAGACAGGTTTGTCACTTCTAACAAACATTTAGAGTAGGTAGCCGTGTATGTTTTACCTGACCCCACTGCACTGGTGTCACATTTGAACTCTACAGACTGCAGGAACTGTTCAAAACCATCGCCACCTGTTGATGACAGGGGTACTGCATTGTGAAAACCTCTATTGTAGATACGGTCTAGAAGGTTGTCACCTGTGGTGTCTGTAAGTGAACGCATGTGTACACTGAATGAAAATGTGATGACTGGGTCATCCCCTTTACGTAGACCGACAATAGCACCTCTATCACGGATGACTACACGGTCTGCAAGTGGTTCTGATGAACTGAAGTCACCTACCTCAAATGATACTACATATGATGCTGCAGCATTGTCTGTGATTGTGATAGTACCGTCACGACGTGTACCGACTACTAAACTCTCTGCCATGATAAACCTCTGTTATGTGAGTTGAATGTAATGTAAAACTGAAAATGATAGTGTGAGCGTACACCATTCACCAGAGTCTGCTAGTTCATTGTCTAGACCTGTGAATCTGATTTGCAGACTGTCATGCAGTGGTGTACTTCTGTTTGTGATGATTTCTATGACCTGTTCTGCAGCGTCTAGTGCATTGTCATATGACTCTATCTGGTCTTTTGGTCTGATTCTGAATGCAAACCTGACTGACATCTGTGTATCTGTCATGATACCATCTGACCTACGCTGCCTGTCATCCTCTCTACTGGTGACAGTACCCACACCCACACTGAAACGTTTGTGGGCTATCGTATTTGGTGAACGTCCATACCCATCAAATGGGTTACGTGATTCATCAAAACCTGACAGGGTAGTGACTGCAGATGCAAACCTTTTTCTGATTGTTGATAGAGATACTGCAGACATCTAGTACCGCCTGTACCATGTAGGTGGTGCAGATGTGTAGATCACACCCAGTGATGCACGTCTGTGGTTTTCATTGTCTGCCCTACCATCTTGATTCATGTCATAGGTAAACTTCAGACGTTTGAAATCGAACTCCATTTCTTTTCTGTGGGTACGGGCTAAATCAAGGTATCTACCTTCACCTAGACCACTACTATCCATGTCTTTGAAAATCAGATAGAAGGTCAGATTTTTATGCGCTGCACGTAGTGACTGGGGTGACATAATCAAGTATTCAATGTTACCCAAATCACGGATACGTTGAATGAGTTGTACCCATGCTTCATCGATATAGGTTTGATATGAACTGCCTAGACTACTGGGTCTGATTGTTGACAGGTCACTGTACTCTGCTTCTAAATCTAAATCACTGATGACAGGATACAGGGCAGACAAACAGATAGCACTGGGTTTTTTGAATGTGTGGGTGACCCCATCTATAATCAGTTCCCAGAACTGCATGTACCCATCTGACAAACGTAGGGTAGTAGGCAGTTCTGCAGGACTGATAGAGTAGGTAGCAACATTTGCAACCACAGACACAGCAGTACGGGCTATGACATCATTGCCCTCTGGGTCTACCAGTTTGAAATAGGCAGAGGTAGGTGACTGCAGTGCATTGTCTCTATAGACAGGTAGGTCTACAGTGCATGCTCTGTTTCGTTCCAGTACCTCATGTATTCTGATTCTGGGGCTGTATAGACGTTCTGTACCCACGTGTCACCTGTTATTTGTTATCTACATTCAAAATCAAATACCATGCAGATGCATCACTGACTAACATGGCAAATTCATTTGGTGCTAGGTTCACCTGTTCTACTGCTTGATTGTTTTGTACACTCAGATTATTTGTATTACCTACATTCACAATGCAGTAGACACGTCCATCCTTTTCTGCAGGTAGTATGACATTTTCATCACTACCACCACAGTCAATCACTTGAAACAATGAATCTTTATCTGTCAATGTAATACCATCAGAAATAGTACGAATCTCTACACCACCTGCTAGCAATAGTGGACGTGGGATTTTGAAAAATGGTTTACCGTTGTATGCCATGTGTCACCTCTAGTGTGTTTTGTTATTTTGACCTATTGTCAATGCGTTGTGCACGTTTGACAACCTCTGCACGTACTGCTTCACGTGATACATTGTGACCAGACTGTTTTTCCTGTTTGTATAGTCGTTCTGTCACTCTGTCTACCTGTTCTTTACTAGGCATCTGTTCACCTCTTTTTGCTTTGTGATTTGGTTGTCTTTGCTTTTGTTTCTGGTGGGTCATCATTGACTGCATGGATAGCATCGTATGCTGACTGCATTAGTTTTTTCATTTCATACAGTTCATCCAGTTCTTTTTTGACCTCTGGTATGTGTTGGAACTTCAGTTTGCGGTCTATTTTACGGTCTAGTAAATGCTGTTTTGATAGAACTACCTCTACTTCAGGTGGGGCTATCACACCCATCTCTACCAGTGACAGTCTGAACTCATTGAATGCAGCAGTGTCTGTATTCCAGTATACCTTGTTACCTATCTGTTTGGGTATGTCCCACTTCAGTCTGTAGTGGTATCCACCGTGCTTTGTTTCGTACCGTGCAATGTATCCGAACTCTCTATCAATGACAGTCTGCCCATTTTCCATCAGTTTCATTCTTGCTATCGTACTGTCTGCACCCTGTGGTGTACTCTCTACACCATTGACCCCTGCAATCTCATGTAACTGTCCAAACTGGGGCAACCATACCCACGTGTCACCCATCTGTGTCAGTTCCCATGCAAATGGTGAATGCAATAGATAAAATGGGGCATTGGGCATCACGTTCAAAAGTGGTGCAGTTTCCTGTCTAGTGCCTGTCCATGATGTAGGTGTAAATGTTGTACTCATAACTTTTTCCCTTTGTATGAATGTTGTTTGTGTTTTGTGTGACTACACACCATGACCCCGTAGGGTCATGGGTGCAGGGTACAAAGGGATTAAGACCCAAAGCACCCATGAAACCTTTTAGGCATCAGTCACGATTTTGACGATACGTGCATCCTCTGTCAGAGCAGCCCCACAGTAAAGATGACCCATTACCTCTGTCAATGCAGACGACTCATCTCTTTGGAACGCGACTACAACAGGTGTACCTGCAGGTCGGATCTCAACACCTGCACCTGCTAGTGGTCGTGGTGTACCTACTGCATAGGCTACTGCACCACGTGACATCATTGCACCGATTTTGTTCCCAGTTGCTTCTGTGACGTATGATGATTTAAAAATCTCTACACCACCAAAACGACCTGCAAAACCTTGCCCTTTAGCCTCTAGCATATCTTCAGTAGCAGGACTGAATGCTAGTGCATTGTTTGATTCACTACGCAATGAATCACGAAGGTCTGAAAGTTGTTGTGGGTGCAATACACAGTAGAACTGCCCATCATTGTTTTCTGACTCTAACTGGAACATAGCATCATAGAAGTCATCTACAGACATGTCCACACCTGCAGTCCCTACACTGTTTGATGCACTTGAAAATGTTGCAGCGATGATAGCACTGATACGTGCTTCAGCAGACATTGCCATTTTAGCAGCGATACTGAACGGGTCAATGTCTAAACCCAGCCCCGTCATAGCGGCGAGATCAGTGATGTCGTAACGCAAAGCCGACCTGCCCACAGTGATGTCTGCAGTAGTTGGTGTCAATGTGGCAGCAGTTACATCTGCATTTTCAGCAGCAGCAGCAAATGGTGTAGCAGCACCCCAGTTTGCATATCGCATACGCATCACTTTTGAACCGATGCCTGCAACGTCACCTGCAAAAAGTAAAGCACCAGAATTACGAATAGAAGCAGTGTCTGCAAGAATAGCACGTACTTCATTTTCAATCATAGCAGCCAGTCGGAGGTTGCCCAAATCTGAGTAAGTAGTCATTTTTTTATACCTGTGGATAGTATTTTTTAATAGTGTGAATCTGTACGGACTATTGCACTGTTTACGGTTGTGAACCTATCCGATGTCTGACCAGCTCCATACTGCAGTGCAGTCATGTAGTCTGTGTGTATTCTATCTCAAAATGTGTTAGTATTTGCTACAATGACACATACTGTCATTCAAACCACACACAAAGGGTCACAAACATGTCTACCTACGACTACACAAACACAAATGCCTACCCAAGAATAGAGACTGTAGAGAGTGTCACCACGTCTGCAGTACAAATCACACTACCACGTGACTGCACATCTGTCAGTTTTGGTTCTGTTGCTGCACTGCACTGGTCAAACACAGGTTCTGCAGGGGATTCTATGGGGTCTACTACATCAGGTGCAGACATCACTTCATATGCATTTGTCCCTGCTAACAACATGTTTAATCTACCTATGGAACAGGGCAAACAGTCAAATAGAAATCTACTGGTAGTGACACAGTCTGGGACTGCAGACCTGCACATCTGTATCATCAAAACTAAATAAAAGAACCCCTACGTGATGGGGATACACATAGGGGTTCTAGGGTGTGAAGGATTGAGTGTTTACAAAGACACTGCAATGTCAATACCAGTCAAACCTACAAGTGATTTGACAGTGATGACTGATGATGATGTGTAGACCTTTTCAAGTTGTACGTCGTTACCACTTGAATCCATTGCAGTCACCTGTACCAAACGTTCACCCAGATTGTGGGTCAAGTTCAATGCAGTGTTTGCAGTCAATGACTGATTTGCAAATGATTTTCGGATACTGGACAGGGCTACCAGTACCTGACCACCTGATACTGTTGCAAGGTTGCCTGCAGCAGGGTCTGCTGTGATTGCTGCCTGTGCTCTGGCTGTGGTGAAGTACAGGGCAGAACTGTGCTCTGATACGTTCTGGGTGGTGGCATTCAATGAGATTTCACCTGCATTGTAATCAATACCAGTACCACCTGACAAATGTGCGTCTACACGGGCTGTAGTAAAGTACAGGTTTGAACTGTGCTCTGACACGTTTTGGGTGGTGGCATCCAAACTGTAGACACCATCAGCATATGACAGACCAGTACCTGCATCAAACTGTGCAAATACAGACGATGCAGGCAAACTGAATGCACCTGTACCATTGTTGTATGTCAACAGTTGAACATCTGGTGAACTGACAGATGCAAGTGAAATAGAACTTCTGACACGGGCTGCAGTGTGGTAGAGGTTTGAACTGTGCTCTGACACGTTCTGGGTGGTGGCATTCAATGAGATTTCACCAGATGCATAATCAATACCAGTACCACCTGACAAATGTGCATCTATACGGGCAGTGGTAAAAAACTTATTGTTAGACCCTTCTGTGATTTGATCTGACGTGGCATTCAATGAAAACTGACCATTAGAATAGGCTAGACCAGTACCTGCACTGAAAAATGCTTTTATCTCTGCTTGATCTGCAGTGAATGCACCAGTAGAAGCATCATAGTCAATACCTGCAGATGCAGAAAGTTTTGAACGTATCTGGGCATCAGATAAACCACTGTTTACTAGATCAAAATCATTTGCATTGCCTGCAGTCCCACCGTTATGGATGTAGGCTTCTGTAGGTGATGGGGTGGTCAAGAAAACGATGTCACCTTCTTGAAAGTTCGACCCTGTGTAGACATTTGAAATGAATGCAGACAAATCTGCCTGTGAACTGTTGACTGTGACTGATGTGATGGTCAGTGGGTCTATTTTAAGTTTGTTGACCCCACCCTCTGCAACGACAGATGCAAAGTTTGCACTGTCAGAATGGATTGCGTTAATTACATTTCCATGCAAGTACCCACGTGTGATTAGGTGTTCATCATTGCTGACTGTACCTTTTTGTTTTACGATGCCTTCAAATGTTACTTCAGGGGCTAGAAATCTTTGTGCCATGTTTAGAACCTCTATGTGTGTTTATGAATCTGTGACTGGGCTACAGTCACCAGTAATATATCACCCATGTCTGTGTTGTCTTAAATATGACAGGACATGTCAGGTATTTTTTGTGCTGTTTTATGTACTGAACAGAGTAGAAAAAATAAGTACACAAAATTATAGATTTTTGGTCATTTTGTGTACTGGTATTCTGACTATTTTGTCAAACATGTTTTACATCCGGTGACATAAAAAACATACCTCTAACAGGCTCTAGAATGGATTCTGACAGATTTTAAAGTATTATAGGTATACTGATATAAAAAAGTTTCTAGGACGATTTCGGACTTTTTTTGTCCGTTTGTTTTTAGGTATGTTCAGTACAAATCATGAAAACACCTATTTTATCTGTAGTAGATCACACCTGTTTCTGTTGTTTGAAACGTCACAGTGAATGTCAGATTGTTGTTATAGGTAATGTCACCATAGACCTGTGACCCACCTATCTCAATCCAGACTGCAGGTCTGTACCCTAGACCATGTGTCACTACAATACTGGTTTGATTTGTGAAGTCATGACGTGATGGGACACCTGCACCATCACTGAAAAGAAATGTAGACATGACTACCTCTAGAACTTGAATGGTGAATCTGATTTGCCTGTCTGACTGTAGTATGCCTGTCTGATTGCATCCCTATTCTGACTGTAGAATGCAGGGTCTGTTGCACGTTTCAAAATGTCATTTGGTACAGGTGCACCTGTTTGTGCTGCTACACCATTGTTTGATGAAGGGGCTACAGGTGGTGGGGTCTGCATTTGGGTCTGTGGCATCTGCATCTGTGGTTGCATTTGGGTCTGTGGCATCTGCTGCTGCATCTGTGGTTGTGCAGCCTGTTCTGTCTGCTCTGATGCCTGTGGTGCTGATATGAATGGGCGCAGGACTGCAGGGGCAGATTCAGGATTCTGATGGATGGTCTGCATCCAGTCTGACAGGGGCTGCTGATCCTTTTTATTTCGTCCCTGCATTTCACGTTCATATGCCCATTCTACTGCATCCCGTACCCCGTTGTCTGTGATACCGTATTGACTGATAACAGTGTGACGTTCATAACGACTATTTGCAGTGGTCAGTTCACCACGTAGTGATTCTACCTGCTGTGTCAGATTGTCTACTAGACCTACCTTTGCAGATGCTTCATCCAGTTTAGACTGGTATTCTGATAGACGTGATTCTGCAGTAGTGAGTTTTTCACTGTATTTTGCAATCCTCTGTCTGACTATTTCGTCTACGTGTGTCTTTTTGACATACTCTACACCTTCATGTGTGATTGTATTGGACATTGTTTTCCCTTTGTGTGTGTGGTTAGAATGTTAGATTGTCATTTTGTATTTTGAGTAGTTCACGTTTTGCATCTGTGTCATCAAAATCTGGATGCAAAATCTTCATAGCATCTACCTTTGAAATCAAACCAGATGCCAACAGTGCAAGCATGTTTTCCCTTTGTTCTTTTGATTCCTGTGGGCTTAAAGGGATTGCATGATACTCTACCCTGTACCCAGTTTCTGGGTATGATGTGTTCATGTATCTGTTTGAAATCTTTGCACTGATTTCAAGTGTTTCTACATCTGCACGTCTGAATGCAGGTGCATATTTGCGCTGCGATTCACGTAGACTAGACCGACTGATAGCAATAGCATAACCACTACGGGGGTCACCAGACATTTTCTGCACGTCTGCAGGGTTGATACCCATGTATGAACTGATACGACGTTCATAGACCGTTATAGACTCTAACATCTGCCCTACATCACCACCTGCAGCATACTGACCTATCTGGGGCTGCTGACCTGCTTGCAAATCTGGGTCAGGGGTGAACACTAGAATAGATGCAGGGTCTGATGCAATAGCCTGTCTACGTGCTTCTATATTGTTGTCAAATGTATCTAGACCTGCAAGTGTAGCCCCCATCAGATAGCGTTGTGGGTGTGAACAGTCCCTGCAGAGGTGCAGAAAATATGTGTATAGCACTGCAGCATTCAGTGCCCCCATCACTACTTCACGGTTTGCATATGCATCAAACAAATGACCGTGTATCTCTGAATGGTACAGACTGTATGGTAGAAATGGTGCACCTGTACTGTCTCTGTAGGGATATGCAGCACCTGTCATAGACTGCCCCAAATACTTTTGTGTCACGTCATCTGCACGTTCACCATTCTGATTCACTGTGTAGATTTCATAGATAGGGTTCTGTGGATCTTTGATTGACAGATGGTCTACTGTCCATTCATGTTTGTTACATTCATGACAGAAACGTAGACGCATTTCTTTTATGGTGTGGGGTCTAGATGGGTCACCTGCAGATGCTTCTGCATCTACCATGTCTACTGTCACAATACGATACAACAGACCCTGACCATCATCAGTCATGTCTACACGTATAAAACATTCATTCATGCCCAGTGTGTAATACTGTACCTTCTGCATCATAGACCATAGACCTGCAGCATTTACATGCCCTTCACGTCCCACCAGACCTTCAGCAGACTGTCCTGTAGATTCTGTGACACTGATTGTAGGTGGTTCTACATAAAGACCACACAGAGCATCTACAGATGCTTTGAATATATTTGATGACATATCAGGCACACCCCATGCAGCCTGTCTAGACTCTGGTATGTGTTGACTGATTTCATCTATTAAGTCCTGCAACCACTGACCACACAACATTCTACGACGTAGTCCACTGTGTTCTATCCTTCTTTGTGTAGCCTGATTTGGTTGCATAGGCATTGCAGGTATCTGTGTGTCTTTGTACATTGTTTTCACCTACTGATTTTGGATTGTTTTGGTGCTCTGTATTGATGGTCAATGATTCCCATTGTAGCATATCTCAGACCATCTATGCAGTGTTTCCATTCACTCATGACATCCATACCACCATTTGACTTCATTGCCCAGTATTTCAGTGATTTGATGGTACGTTCTGCACGTGGAAAAATTTGGAATCTACCTGCACACATCAGTTCATGCAATGCGCTGCACCCATAGTAGACACTGTATCTAGGTTTGTAGGCAGTTCTGATTCTGAATGGTAGTTTACCTTTTGGGTAGTGTAGCACGTGGGCAAATGCTGCCATCAGCATCGTGTTTGACATTCTGCCCCCATTCTTTTTTGACCCACCATGTGACCTGTCACCTGTCCACCTCTGGATGTGTGCTACGTCTAGACCGTTCCTTTTTATCATTGCTATGATTGCCTTTGCATGTATTTGGGCAGATGCGCCAGATGCTACATATTCGTCTACTACATACACTATAGGTTTGTCACGTTCTGTCACGTCTACTGCTGTCAAAATAGCAACCTGTGATGCAATGTCATGCCCATGATCAATACCGATAGACCAGATGTACTGTCTGTCCGGTGGTGGGGTCAAATCTGACACTAGGTCATCAGTGAACTGTTCAAAGATTCTACCCTCTGGGATGCCCCCATCCCAGTCACCATTCATACGTACGTCACGGTCTAGGGGAAGGTAGGACATGCGCAGTGATTCTATATCTGACTCTGACATAAGGGGTCTGCATCCCAGTGGGGTGCAGTTCTCTACATTCATGATACCTACGTGTTCATGCACGATACCATCTTTAACTAGTTTCTTTAACCAGTCCACAGGTGCACCTATAGGTGTCAGTGTGAATAACATAGTGCCCTTTGTACGGGTGGTTCTGGCACGTAGTTCCCCGAACAGGTCAGGTGGGGGAGGTTCATCCGACCAAATATGGTCAACCGTTCCAGAGGCTATTCCTAAAGTACCCTGATTCGTCGTCTTAAATCTCACTAAACTACCGTTTTTGAAGCGAACTATCGGTGCGCCCGTACCTCTGTAGCCCTTACCCCTAGCGAACTCCACAGATGGGTGCAGTTCATGTTTGGGTACAAGTTCATGAAACTTGCCCATGATGGTTCTGGACTGTTCCCATGAATGACAGATTACCCATGCCTCTATGGGTGGTGGTGGTACTGGTTTGAATGGATGCATACCCAGACATCTGCAGATGGTGTCAAATGCACCACACACAGTTTTGCCTATCTGATTGCCTGCTCTGAATAGAACTATCTGGTGTCTGTCCTCTAGTACCTGTTTCTGAATCTGTGTAGGTTTCCAGTAGCGCAGTGGGTTCTGCTCTGCATCTGCAGTCAGTCTACCTGCAGTACGTGCAATACTGGCAAGGGCTGACAGATTCAAGATGCACCACCATCATATACTGTGAGTATCTGCCCTGATAGCATGTCTATCAGTTTGTCCTTCAGTATGGGTGGTAGACCATTCACTGTCATTGCAATAGTGTGCAGCAGTTCATCCGTATTTGTCACACCATCTAGTTCCTCTGCATCACGTTTCATCTGCATGTATTCATCATGAACCTGTAGGTGCAGTCTGTGGAACTGGGGTAGTGCATGTTGTGACCCTCTGTCACGGGTTGCCTGTATATCCTGTGCAATCTCTACCAGTTTTGCCTGTCTGAATAGCACTGGGTCATGTTCTACCCCTGCATGTGACTCTACTACAGTCTGTGAAGGGTCTGCAGTCTCTGCCCTTTTCAGTTTCTTATTTTGCCCATTGACTATTCTACTGATGGTTGATTTGTGTACATCATATTCATTTGCTAGTGACTGATAGGTGTGACCACCTGCTTGATACTTCTCAAGTATGGCAAGCCGTTCACCCTCTGACAGTGTACCCCTGTTGGTATTCCGTGCCATACGTCACCTACGGTTGCAGTTTTTATTCTTATCAAGAGAAAAAATATCGTGGTCAATGCAGGTGCACGGGTCTACTGATTTTATCACACTATCTACCTGCAGTGTGTCTTCTACTGCATCAGACTCTGCATCTGTCATGTCTGGTGTCAAGTCACCTGCACGTTTGTCTGCTGCTAGTGCTCTGTCAAATGGTATGAAGTATAGACGTTCATCATTTGAATCTACACCTGCATTCAGTGTCTCACCATCCAAAAGATTCTGATTCCTTTGTGTTGATCTGTGTGCCTTGATCCATCTTCTTTGTGCATAGACTGCTTCAGGAAAAACTATTATAGCCTCTGACAGTAGGTCAAATGGTCGTGTGCCTGAATGCTGTGATAGTGTGTCACAAACCTCTATCAGATTCAGTATGCGTGGTGTAGTGTTGCCCCGTATCCATGAATAGATGACTGAATATGATATGCCTATCTGCTCTACCAAATCCAGTACAGTCAGGTTTGATTCATTCATGTGTGTTACCAACCAGATGCCAAATGATGACATTTTATCAGTGGGTGTCAGTCGTTTTCTGTGTCTGCCCATAGTATCTATCCCTTTGTTTTTATATTGTTTTGATAATAATACTATAACACCATTCACCTTTGCTGTAGTTCTTTGTGGCAGATATGGTCTGTATTTGGCAGTCATCATTGTATACAATGTCATTCAGTGCATCACAGACAGACCCAAAACAGTTTTGTACGTCACGTCTACGTCTGTCACCGAATGTAACATCTAGATGCAGTGACACAGGTTTGTCTGTTGCCTGCAGCCCTGCACAGGTCATTGTCATGATCGCTGCTGCACGTAGTTCTGATTCAAACTGTCTGACACTGTTGTCTTTTACCAAACGTCTACCACAGATTATCATTTGATTCTTTTTTGATGGTATTTTGCCCTGTCTGTCTATCCTCACCATCATGTGCGTTTTTTCCGACGTGCCCACAGTGATTCACATGCCCAGTATCGTGCAGTCAGTTTACTGGGTGGTTTTGAATCGCATTGCATCCGTGCTCTAAAGTTTTCATTTGCAGGTGCACTGTAGTTATGTCTAAAACCTACTGCACCAAACTTGATCAGTTTCTGTTGTTTACCTTTGCATGCAAGCACTACACGTTTTTTGACACCATAACCTGCTTCACCACGTCGGAGGGGTCTAGGTTTGTTGCATGATAGTTTTGATTTATCTATACGTTTTGCCATGTGTCACCTCTGTTTGCCCTTGTGGATACCTGTACGTGCAGTCTGTTGACCTTTACTGGTGGCACGCCGTTTTGCTCTGTTTGCCTTTGCTAGTTTTCGTCTACCCTCTGGTGTAGCCTTCAATGCACTGATTGCACGTTTTGGTAAATACACACCATTTTTACCTGCAGACTGCCAGTCCTGACCAGTCCACCTAGTCAGTGACCTCTGTGCCTTTGTTCTACCTTTTGGTTTCTTATATCCACCACCTGCAGACTCATATTGTTTGACTAACATCTGTGATTTACGTGCAGACCACTGACCAGATTTACCACCCTTTGAACCTGCCATTATACGTTTTTTGATACGTTCACGTAGTGCAGGCTTTGTGTATTTGTCTTTGTCCATTATCTACCTCTGGTGACTCTGCTGCGCAGCCTGTTTGAACGTGGGGGTTTTCTAGAGGCTGCTGCAGCTTCATATGCATTTGTGTACATCTGGTCTACTGACTCTGTGACCTGTGTAGTTTTAGGTGTGTTATCACGTTTCATCAGATTGTATACCTGTTGTAGTGCTGCAGGCATCACTGGTATAGGTTTACCACGTGTGGCTGCAGGTTTGTTGATAGGTTCACCACTGACCTGCAGTCTGCCTAGTGACTCTAGACGTATTGCTGTTGCTGTTGCTTGATCCCTTGCCATTCCAAACCTTGACATGAACTGGGGTATAGCCCGTTCTATTCGTTTGTTTGCTGACCTGCCTATGATGGTGATTTGTTGTGCCATTGTGCCCCCAGTCACAGTCACATGGGTCACATCCACAGACTGCACAGTATTCTGTATTCATTCTACACCTATCTGTTCTGTATCATATGTTCTGCAGCAGATTTGACTGCATCTGTCATATCCTGACCTGTCATGTCTGCTACACATTCTACCAACCATAACCAGTCATCAAACCTCAAAACAGTTTCACCCTTCAGTATTCTGTACAGGGTTCTGATGTGAATACCAGAGTAGTCTGACAGATGCTGCACAGTGACCTGTACTGGACTGATTTGGTCATAGACCCAGTCACCAAATGATGCACGTGAAATAGGTGTAGGCATGTGCAGACTATATCACATTTCTGTCTGTTAGATTTGGCAAACCTTCACAGATTTTGTTTGTAGGCATGTTCTTTTCTACTTGCATCATCATTTTGATTTCATCCTGTCTAGTGTGGTAGATGTCCTCATGTGATCTACACTGGGG